GTCTTTGGTATAAAATCGCACAGGACCATCTATGCGCTTGATGTCTGCCTCGTATTTGTCGAGATCAATCTTCATAATACGTTTCCAATTCATCATTGATTGGGTCAAATGCAGATTGCCTGTTTTCGTGAGGCCACAGAGAATATTCTAAATCCATTCTCATCATAATTTTTTGTTCTTCATTTTCGGGTAGACATTTGTTGATGTCAATCAGCACACTACCCATTGTCATCATCCACGCGGTATAATCCATAGTCTCATCCTTTTCTGGTGAATGTGAAGCATGTTACTACACAATCACCAGATTGTCAAACTTAGTATCCCAGCGATTCGCATGCCATTAGATATTGGCGAGCTTTGCCAGATCGAACACAATCTTCCGGTTGGAATGTGACGAATGAAAAGCATAGCATACGTTTCACAACATCAACGATTTTCAATAAGTCTGCTTTGCCCTTGTGGTTTTCTAGATCAGATTGGCGAGTATCACCGGAAAAGATCATACGACAACCATCACCGATACGAGACATCACTGTATGTAATTCCATCCATGCCAAATTTTGCATTTCATCCACAACCACAACGCAATTTTTGAACGTCAATCCTCGAAGAAATGATGTTGATGAAAACTCGATGATTCCTTTTTGTTTCAGGATTGAATATGCATCACCGCGCTGGAATAGATCTGCGCAAATGTCTGCATATGGCATTTCGTAATTTTTCATTTTCTCAGTCTCAGAACCTGGGAGAAATCCCATTTCTCTGGATGGTACAGCAGATCGAACAATCAATACTTTGTCTGCATTACCAAGTACAACTTCTCGTAGCGCAAAATACAGAGCCATGTATGTTTTACCAGTACCAGCAGAACCCATAAGCATTAGATCCTGATTGTTATACCATTCAGAGAAAGCCTCATCTTGATGCTCAGTCAATGGAATAATATCTTTGAGAGACATTGTATTGAGTGTTGCCTTCTCTTTTCGTAATTCTCGTTTTGCCTTTTTGGATAATGTTGTTGATGGATTTGGCTGTGCGAGTTGTAACATTTGATGTTTTCTCCTGGTTCTTTTTGGTTTTTTCATCCTGTACGACGAATACTCCTTTCTGAAAACATAAAAGGCCCGCACGAAATTGTGCGAGCCTCTTCACTGTGTTATTTGAATGTGTTAATTTTGCTACCGATGTTGTTCTTTTTGATCTGCTTTAGAAGATCTTTGAACCCGTCCGCTGGTGTAGTTCTGCCTAATGTGACGGTATCTGAATAGCTCGGAAATCCATGCACTAATTGCGTGACATCTGGATTATCTTCGAGGAACTGAGTGCGTTCCGAAATGGTCATTTCTTCGATCCATTCCTTCCCGCGCTTGCCTCGCTTAAATTTATATGTTGGGATGGCTAATGCTCCTGATCGATAAGTACGTCCAAATCTGCGTTACGAAGTGCATTTTTTAGCCTCTTCTCTTTTCGCCGCTCAACATCACGTTTCTTTTCTCGTTTAGATGGTCGAAATTCTTCATCTTCATGATAACGAGATTCAACATGTTTGGCCATTAGTTCATTTCTCCGTAAGCATCTTCAATAAGTTTCTTCGTAACACCCCGATATGGGATTTGTTTGTTCTTTAGTGCTAGTAGCAATTTAGCGTCTTTTGGATCGATCGATTCCAGCAAATCCAAGAACATCATTTCACGTCTATGTTGTTTCAGATCTGGTGCTTTTCCACCTTGTACAAAATAATACAACTTCTGTTTTCGAATCTCTTGCATCAATCCAGATTTTGCATCGTGACTTTCTAGTGGTTCGTATGGTGGTTCGCCTTCTGGTAACAACCATTTAATGCGATCATCGTATCCAAATGCCAGTGCTTCGTGTAGTTGTTTGGTGTAGTATTTCTTTAGCATTTCGATTTTGTCTTTGCGGGAACCGGTAGCTTCCACCTTCTCCAAGATTTCACTAAAGCTTAGTTGTTCTTCTGCCATTGTTTTGTCCTCAAAACTCATCCATGTGTTCAAGTAAATTTCCTAGTCTGTGTTCCATCATATAGCCAGAAAGCTTTGATGAATTGTTGGTGATTGGACCACGTTTGTGTTGTTCAATCACTTCTTCGCATAAGTGTGCTGGTGTGCAACTCAGATCAATCAGCGTCTTATTGCGTAGGTAGTTATCATAGTATTTATCATTTTCTCGGTTTCTAATGCCTTGTAACATCTCCTTGCGTTTCTTGGTCATAACCACTTGTCTGCGTCCTTCGGCAAACGTATCCGAATCACTCAAGATGTTTGGAACATCGTCATCTTTATCGCCACCAATGATATGTTCTTCCAAATACTCCTTTGCATCGAAGTCACCATATCTATGTATTAACTTTTTGCCAGGATCATATATCTTGATGTCTGGGCGTGTGAGTAGTTGTCGAAAATCCTTATCACCTGAAATGATTGTTACCGGCATATGCCTACCGACATAATTAGCCAAGACGCCAATGATGTCATCTGCCTCACAACCATCAACCTGCACGTACGTATATGGGAAATTGTCTCGAATCTCATCACGAATGTTATCCATTGCAGAATAGATTGCAGGCCAATCCACATCAGACTTATCACGAGATTTGCGCCTACGGCATTTGTAGTTGGGAAAATACTCACGACGCCAATTACCAACTGTGCTATCAGAACAGATCACAAAATCAGCATCTTCGTATTTGAACTTATGTCGCAGTGTACGAATGGTGTTCAATGTCATATGCCGGATCATCGACTCTTCGATTACTACATTTGTGTGTTTGCCAACAGCAGCAAAGAACGAAGAGAATAAGATCTGGTTGAAGTCAACTAGCACCGCCATCTGGATTGTCACTTTCTGGTTTCATAATGCTTACTTTTGGTGGTATAAAACGATACACAATTTCTTCTTCGATGTCTTCTAAAACGATTGTGCTACCTGCGATTTCTTGTAGTGGGTGTTCTCGTTCATAGTGTGAGTATATGTATGATATGATTGCCTCAGATACCATACAGAAATCATGTGGTGATTCGTGTGGATCTAAACCAATATCATGCATTCTCTTACCAAGATCACCAATCAAGATCATGGCCATTGTTCTGATCTCTGAATCTTCACTTATCTTATCGCTTGCCTCCACTGGTACTGTTATCGTCATGTCTGTATCATCGTCATATAGCTCAATTGCGCTTGGCTCACCTGGAAAGAGCTTCACGATATTAGTATCCGTGTTTGATGTCATTTGAAAGCCCTTATTAGCAACACATCACCATTGGTTCTACCGTTGGCTGGCATCTGTTTTGTTTTAATTGTTTTGACCATCTTATCTATGTCTCGACGATTACCAGTAACCAGTGTTGGTAATACGTCATCTGGCTTTCTTAGTGTTAATTGCCACGATTTCTTTGGATCAAATCCAGTTACAGTAGTGCCTTTCATGCTCAATTTTTCACCTACCGGGGCTATCAGCTTAGTCAGCTTTCGATTCTTCACATTGTAACACCATAGGATGTTCGATGCGAAGATATCATCTGGATCTATGCTAGAATAATCACCATGATCTGATAGGTATTGAAACTTACTAGGTGTCTTCTTAATCGCGCGACGTTTGCGCTGTGGTGCTCTTCTCTTAACCGCTGCACCGATCACACCCAACTTAGCAACAATCAGCTCTATCTGGCTTACATAGCGTTTCCTTTGTGCTGGTTTCAGATGTGACTTTTCGAGTTTAATCTCTTCCAGAAGTTCTAGATACAACCTGTAAGCCTGCTTGATATCCGTTACTTTTGCATCTGATGCAATCTCAAATTCCTGCACAGTCTTATAATCAGATTTGTAGAAATCATCAATCACATCGTCGATGTCTGCGATCACCTGATTAAACGGTTGTGTCTTGCGATATAATGCAACTTCTGGTTGATCAATCTCTTCCTGGTGTAGTGTGAAATCGATATGAGATTTTAGTTTATCCTCGATATGTTTATCAACCAATCCACGCGATAGCATACGCGCAGCACTGGCCATGGTTTGTGTTATGTTTGATGTGTTTGCCCTCTTGTATTTTGCTCTTTGTTTAGATGTGTATCCATCTGTCGTCATCCAATCCAATACCCATTGTCTTGTATCTCGGATATCATGGAGATAGCTATAGTAGTTGAACGCAATCATAAGATCAACACGTGTGGCAGGGCCAGTGAAAACCGGCTCTGCTCCTAGCATACGTGTTTCGATTGTGTCGTTGCGTGCCATATTATTCCTTATCCATGATGTGCAAATTCTCCGTGTAGTTCATCGCGCATTTCAGTTGCTTTTGCTATGGCATCTTCTTTGTTGACGAAATAACCACCAGAATGACGCTTTTTATTTACTGCGACTTCCACTTTCCATTTCCCACGTGCTTTATTCCAAGTGACACCTGTAGTACCAGATGTATTATCATTTCTCTTACCACGATTGTGTTGTTGTTGTGAATTAGTAGCAACACGCAGATTATCGATACTGTTGTTCAACGGATCATTGTCTCGATGATCAACAGAATTATCTTGTGATGTATCAGTGATATCCCATTGCTCATTGAACATCTGGTAGATCAATCGATGTGCTTTGTATTGCTTACCGTTGATTATGATCCGTCGATAACCTGTAGGATGGATACATCCAGCAGGTTTACTCATGTCAACAGATCCTGGTTGTTCTTTCCACCACAGATCGTTATCTCGGTATTCAAATAGATCGATTATTGTGTCGTACATTGTCATTATTCTACCTTATATGTGAAAGTGTCGCCTGCTTTCTCAATTTTACGTGGCAGATTCCTCAGACTATTTAGAAACATTTCCCATTCCCGCATACGAATCTCCCAAGAGTAATTGACATCAGCATAAGATTTTTGACCAGATAACTTTGCTTTCAAACCATCGTCGTTCGATCGAATAAGATCGATAGCATTTGCCAACGTCATGTGATGGATTGCAGCATGCCTTTGCGGATCATTGTCAAAATGGTACTGGAAGGTAAATTGCCCAGCAGTTTCGAATAGTGCGCCAGTATTTGGATGCACACACATCAAACCACCACTCATAGCCTCCATGAGTGCTCTACAGGACGTTTCTTGCCACGTGCATGGGTATGCAAACACATGAGCATGATCGGCCAGATACGTGCGCAGATCGCCATTTGGTACAGAACCACGATATGTCATATTCTCGTGTTCTTGGATATGATCAAACATTGGCTTGAATTGTTCGTCCGAATCTGGCCAACCATAGATTTTGAACGACGAAAACACATCAAGATGAATGTTTTTGTGTTCTGAGGCCAAATGTTCGAATACTGGTACGAGTAGGTTCAAGCCACGATGCGGCGTAGTATGATACACGAATCGGATTTCTTTTTCTGGATCACTGAAATCCCATTTCTTATCGAAGTCAAATTCCAATGGTTCGATAGCATTACGCAAAACATTCGTTCGTTCCCAAGGAATATTATAACGTTCGATAAATCGCTGTGCTTGCCATGTTGATACAAACACCAATCGATGATATTCACGCCATCCGCCTGCGATTAGAAAATCCTGCATATCCTTTTCTTCTGGTAGATCGTGGCACCATAGAATACGCAACTTCGATTCGTCTGGCGTATGCAGCCATGGACGCGATAGAATGATCTGAAAATCATCCAGCTGCCCATCTGTTAGTCGTTCTTCAAGACCAACCATCATCATCTCTGATCCTGACATGGCATTCTTATTCAGATCATTCTGCCAAGGCTTAAAAACTTTATCCGTTGTTTCTATCATATCCAGCATTATCCTTTACATTCATTGCATCACGAAGATCAATCACAGCTGTATATAGTCCAATGAAATAACCAATGCCAACGAAGACACCAATCAAGGCAGACATCTGTGGATCTGGTACGCCGGTTGACATGTACGTCCATATCATAACACCGACGAATAATTTCAGAGAGAATACAAACGAATTGACGAGTAACTTAAACATTTCATGTCTCCAATGGCGGATTCAAGTAATCGAGAAGATCTACATAGCCACCTTCCAGTTCTCCGTTAATCAGAACAATTGGTAGCATGGTTTGAGTGGGATACTGTTCTAGCACATCGTCACGTAGAATGTCAACACCGATCTCCAATTCTTCGAAGTCGTGACCATGATCTTCTAGCAACGATTTTGCTTTGGTACAATACGCGCAGTTCTCACGTGTGATCAACCTGAATGTTGGTTTATCCAGATCTGTTCCCCAAATTTCATCAGTGATATCCATTATCGTTCTCCCTCATAAATGCCTTCTATATCGCTCATAATGCGCCGTACAGGCTGGTTTCCATAGTCCTTGTACACAATACCATATTCCGTAGGATCAGTCTCCTGTAGCATCTCTGCGATCAAATCAGCATCTTTTTTGCGATAGATAGCATCACCGACATTAGCTAGTATCAAACCCAGATCCACATCAACTGCGTCAGAATTAACAACACCAACACGCCATTGTGTCGGATATTTCAAGTCACCAACATCGAAGTACGATGCCACCAAAATCATTCTATTATCAGACATATTCTACTCCACTGTATGAATTGCTAGGACAATGGCAACAGATGCACCAAGACCAACTAGCATTTTTAAGAAGTCTTTACCGATCAACGGAAATACC